CGAGTATGGTTACTCTGGTTATGGCACACCAACACTTTATAATCAATGTTCAAATAAAGGTTCGGATAATCAATGTTCAAATAATAAAGGTTCAGCAAATGAAGGTAATTATTATAATACTTTACAGGGGTGGTATGGTGATATGTCATCTGGAAATAATGTATTTCGCCGAAAAAACCAATGGAAGGATAGAGATTATTATAAAGAAGGATATGAGCAATCAAATATGTCAACTTTAACAAATAGAGAATTAAGAAATAGTTCAAATAATAATGGTGTAAATAGTAATTCTACAAAAAATAATACAAAAAATAATACAAATAATACTCCATATACTCAATATACACCATATCAACGGGTTTATGTAAAAAATACTGATAATGTAAATTAAAACTAAAAATATAAAAAAATGAAAATATAAACTAATACTATATAGTTCCAAAAGTTATAAAATGAAAAGTCATTGGATAATATTTATTATTTTTGGAATACTTGTATTTTATTCTTTAAAATTTATAATTTCACGTATTAAAATAAAAGAAAATTTAATAAATTTTTGCTCTCCTATTTTTACAGCAAATGGAACAGAAGTTACTATAAGTCCTTTCACAAATACTTCAAAATATTTAAGTGTAGATTTAAACAGTAGTAAAAATAATGTTATTTTAAGTTCTATTGAAGATAAATGGGTATTTGAAAAAATTATAAATAAAAATAGTTTAGATGCGTCTATCGGTAACTTAGATGGTTTAAGTATTCCACAAGGATATGGTAATAATTATACTGATGAAAATCGTTGTTCTGTTTATATAAAAACAAAATCGTCTTTTAAAACAACAGAAAAAGATAATGGATATATAAATTATTTATATTATTATATAACAACAAATCCAACAGAAGAATTTGTACCTGGATTAGGAAATAGTTATATTTCAGCATCATTATTTGGAAAATCAACAAATCAGGTTTGGTATATTATTGATATTGCCGAATTACCAATTGAGAATGATAATCCTCAACAAAAAAATATTATTGATATTGTAAATACAGAAAGACTTAATTTATCTGATGATAATACAAAATATGTATATATTATAAATAAATCTATAAATAATCCTACTTTTTTAACTGCCAATTCTTTAGGTATTGGAAATAATTATTTAGGAACAGCAACATTACTTAGAACACCAACACCTGATTCTATTTGGAAAATAAAGATTAATAAGATTGAAACTACTCCAGTAACTACTCCAGAATCTACTCCAGTAACTACTCCAGTAACTACTCCAGAATCTACTATGTATAAACCAACACTGGCAATTGGAGAATTTCCAAATAACGATAATCAATCACATTCAACATTTATGAGTTTTTTTTTACCTATGTGGAATAAAACATGGTATATTAAAGATGGTAAAAAATTTACTATACAACTTAATTTTAATAGTATTATAAATGGTGAATATAGTGTTAAAGATACATTTGCTACAGGATATGTTAAAATAGATGATATTACATATCAAGTTAGAACATATGGAAGTGATATGATATATGGAAGTGATATGATATATGGTAGTATTAATCCATATGAACCATCTAAATATGATAAAATTATTTTAAAAATGGTTCCACAAACTAAAGAAACTATACTCGAAGGAATACTAATGTTACAAGGTTTGATTGAATATTCAAATGGTAATGTTAAATCTATTTACGCATCAAATAAAAAAACCAAACATTAATTTAAGTGAAAAATTTACTTTAGAAAAATACGGACGTGCTTCTCAATCTTTAGGAAATTTAAATAATTGTGTAAGATAATAATGTATAAAAAAATTTGTTAAAATAGTTTAATTTCTTTTAATAAATCAGAACATTTTATATATTCTATATCCATTTCTTTCCATTGTTCAATTATTTTAGTTTGTCTAGGACATATATTATTAAATAATTTAAATTTTGAAATTGCTTCATATTCTTGATAAGCAATAGTAACAATATATAAAGGTTTTCCATATAAAACTGGAATATTTGCATATTTAAATGGTGTTCCTAATATTTTTTCTCCAGCAGTTCCAGAAGTTGTCCAGTTACGTGTTTTAACATCATAAATACCATCTTCTGTTTCCCAATCTGGTTTACAACCATTAATGATTTTTGGTTTCCACACTTTACCTTTTTGAACTAGTAAAATTTCTTTTAAAATTGTTTCTCCTAAAATGGTTGTCCATTGGTTATTACTAACTTGATTTGTAATTAAGTTTCCCCATTCTTTTTCTTTATTATTATCTATTTTATTTTGTGTTACATTTAACCATTTTCCTTTTTTAATTATCCAATCAATTACTTCTTTATTTTTTAGTAAATTTAAATGTGTTTTTTTTTTTACTTCTAGTTTATTTTTACTTTCTTCAGAACTTTCTTCAGAACTGTCTTCAGAACTTTCTTTAGAACTTTCTTCAGAACTGTCTTCAGAACTTTCTTCAGAACTGTCTTCAGAACTGTCTTCAGAACTTTCTTCAGAACTGTCTTCAGAACTTTCTTCAGAACTGTCTTCAGAACTTTCTTCAGAACTGTCTTCAGAACTTTCGTCATTTGAATAATTAAAAATTAAAACTTCATTGTTATTTTTACTTTCACCTTTATTTTTATTATTAATATGACGACCAACCGTTACTTCAATAATAGTAAAATCTTTATAAAGTTCATTTATAAATTTAGTATTTGAATTAGAAAGTAAAAACATAACTCCTTTATTGTTTAATTTTTTTAATAATAAAGATAAATTTTGCTGTTCTTTCTCATCAAAATCATCTTTTTGATATTTTGTGAAAGATGTTTTATTTTCTTTATGGTAAGGAGGATCTAAATAAATAAAATCTCCTTTTTTAGCTTTATTAAGAATATCCGAATAATTAGAACATAATACATCAACATTTTTTAAATATTTTTTAACGTTCAAGAGATTTTTTTTATCAGTAATATTAATTTTTGTATATTTACCATAAGGAACATTATATCCACCTGATTTATTTTCTCTATAAACACCGCCATATCCAGCTTTATTAAGATAAATCATTAGTGCAGATACATATGTTTTAGAGACAGGGAAAAGAGACTTTTCTTCTGTGAGAACAAGTGATGTATTTTCTTTTTTTAATTTATTAAACTCATTTCTAAAATTATAATAATCATTTTCTGTATTTTTTTCTTCTAATATTTTCAAATGTTTATATAATTCATCAAAATCATCTCGTATAGATATATATGTATCAATTAGCGTACCGTTTAAATCAGCAATTATAGCTTTTTTTGGAGTAAAATTAAAAAATACAGATCCTCCACCTAAAAAAGGTTCAAAATATCTATTATATTTATTTGGAAAATATTCTTCTAATTTTTTCATAAGTCTAGTTTTTCCACCAACCCATTTTAAAAAAGGTTTTGGATTTTCGGTAGTCATTTTTTTTATAATATACTTAAATAATGTTTTTATATATCATTTTTTTATAAAAAAATTAACATATCGTTTATGTATAAAATAAAAGATATATTAATTTTTATATGATATATGATATTGAATAATTAGAAGTAACTAATTTAACGTATAGGGATTTGGGTACCTGGATAACAACCCTTTAAAGTATGTTTGCAAAATGGAGTACTTCTATCACCAACTATTTGTGGTGGTGTAACTGGTGTAACTGGTTTAACTGGTGTAACTGGTTTAACTGGTGTAACTGGTATTTTTGGTTGATAATTTGGTTGATAATTTGGTTGATAATTTGGTATATACATCTGTTGGTAAGGATTTTGTCTTACATATCCTACAGTTTTAGGTTTTGTTAATTCAATAATAATTAATACAATTAAACTAATTACAATAATAACTCCTAATATTAATGCAAATATAGAACCTTCCATTTTTTACTTTAAAATAATATATAATATATGAAGATTATAAATTATATTTATAATTATTTATAAGGAACGTAAATTTTTAAAATTTTCCTTAGTATTTGGTGTAAACATACATTCCATTATTTTACTATATTCTAATCCCTTATTTTCTAACATCTGTATAAATTTATTTAAAGTTTTTTTTGGGTCTTCACCATTAGCTATATTTTCAAGATAAGAATAAAAAAAATTCATATCATCATTATCTAAATTAAGACATTTTATAGTATCAACCCAATTATTTTGTTGAAAATTTTCTTGATATTTTTTATTTGAATACGAATACCAGATTAGTAAAGCTAGAATACATATAGTAAATATTAATGTTAAATATTTTGTTTGATTCCAAACATTTATAGAGTATTTCATTTTGTATATTCTATATTTGTATTTTTTTTTAATATCATAATTTTATTAAAATTTACTTTAACAAGTATGTAAAATGTCTAAAAATAATACATTCACTATAAATTTAATAAAAATATGTTTTACAAAAACAAATACATTTAATAATTTCGTAAAATAAAAAAAATTTTAATGTTAATAAAGTTATTATGTCTTCTTATAAATTCCAAAAAAATATAAATAAAACATGTGGACATTGTAGCTTAAAATATCCATCAAATAATTTAAAATGTATTCATTGTAATCTGTGGGATTTTGGAACAATAATCCCACAGATTCCAAAAAAAGACTACTTTTATAATATAAAAAATGTTTATATTATAAATTTAAAAAAAGATAAACATAGATTAAATTCTTTTTTTAATAATATAAACCAGTTAAAAATATCAACATCAAATCGAAATTGGAAATTATATAATGGTGTTGATGGTTTAAAAATAGAAAATGTAATAAATGAGCTTAATACTTTATTGACAAATGATGATGATAAAAAAAGAGTATTTTCTCATTGGGAAAAGTATCCTGGTTCAGTTGGATGTTATTTATCACATATAAAACTTTGGCAATATATATTAAATTCTAAAAGTGATAGTGAATATACATTAATAATGGAGGATGATTCTTTTTTTATACCAAACGGTATGATAAATATTGAATTAGCTCTAAATAATGTTAAAAATATTGAATGGGATATATTATATATAGGTCATAATATATTAAAAGGATCTAAAATACACCCTTTGTTTATAAAACCATATATTGCAAAACCTGGTGAAAAAATGTTAGGATATAATTCTGGACTATTTGGATATATAGTTCGAACAAGTTCTATAAATAAGTTAGTTGATATTGTTAAAACATTTGAAACACCATTTATTGATGTTCATCTTAGAAATAAGTTTGGAGAAAGTAAAAACGACGTATTAGCATTATTCTGTGTTAGTAATTTAATAAGACATGACCATAGTGGTAAATCAAGTAGGCATGGAATTGATAACTTACATAAAACTAAAAAAATATAAAAAATATTTTAAAAATTTCCTTTAAAGTTTTCCTTTAAATTTTTCCTTTAAATTTTTCCTTTAAATTTTTCCTTTAAATTTTTCCTTTAAATTTTTCCTTTAAATTTTTCCTTTAAATTTTTCCTT